AAGCGCCGCGCGAGGAGAACGGCTGGAACTTCTGCGCCGCCTTGTTGAAGTTGCAGATGATGACCATAAAGCCGCGCGCCGCCGACTGCGTTCCGGTTTGCGGGAAGAAGCCGCCCAAGCCCGGCACCGCTGGCGCTCCATCCTCGGGATAAATCGGGTAATTGGCCGCCGTCGTGTCATAGGTCGATCCGTTGTCGGCGCTGACCTGAACGATCCGCTGGACCGCCGTGGACCAAGTGACATTGCGGCCGATGACCAAGATGTCGTCATAATCGCCAAGGTTGTTGAACGGGATCGCGGCGACGTTGGTCGAATAGTTCCACGTCGAGACGAGTTCCCACCCGCTCAAGCCGGACGCCCCGTCGATGTCGATGGGGGGGACAAGTTCCCACCCGGCGTCCTTGCGCCCATAAAGGCCGCCGTCCTCGGGCGCTTCCTCGACATCGCCGCCGCCACCGCCACCGCCGCCAAGATCGGCGATGTCCTGCGCGGTCGCTTGGACGTTGGCCCCGCCCTGCACGAGTTCGACAAGTTCGTCGCCGACAAGCGGGGTCGTCGCCGCACCGAGTTCGCTGATCTTTTTCGCCGCCATTTATGCCTCCAGAACTCGCAGATCGCCGTCCTCGGTCACGCGGAAGTCCCCGCCCTCGGTCAGTCGCAAGTCGCCACCATAATAGAACTCGTGCCAAGGGGCCTGCCAAGAATATACGCCGTCCCGCTTGGCGTGAACTTCGATGCGGACCAGCCCGGAGCCGGGCGGCGTCACTGGCGCGCTGTTGCCGTCCACATCGTCAATCGTGTCCTCCAGATCGCCGTCAATATAGACCTGAATCCGATAGGTCGTCCCCGGCTCGGGGCCAATGTCGCCGTCGAAATGGTCGGCCAGCGTGCCGCTGGTCTGCTGGAGGCGGTCGCGATGCGCCCATGTGACGGTCAGTTCGCCCTCGTAACTGGAATCGTCGATATAGCTGTCGCCATTGATTTTCAGATCGCCCGGCGCATAGGGCCGCCAGGCGCGCGCTTCGATTTCGACGGTCTGCGCCGTGATCGAGGTCAGCGGCACCACGCCTGCGCCGGAGACGGCTTGCAGCTTTACGTCAATTTCCTCGCCCTCGACATATTCGGTCGGGTCGTAGCCGCTGAACTGATCCCAGAAATAAATGTCCTCCCCGGCCGCGTGCGCGACAGGGACGGTATCGAGAACGCCGCGTCCGACGGTCAGCGTGGACGTGCCGGTGTTGATGCCATCGACCCGCATCAGTTCGGTGCCGATCTGGCACCACGTCCCGACTTCGACCTGATCGAGGTCCAGCCCCCCGGTGAACGTCAGCGCCGTGTCCTTCTTGCCGACAGGATCGGCCAATTCGGCGTAGGGGCAGAAATCGAAGCCGCCCACGTCCTGATAGCCGCTGCCGTTGTCGGTCCACATGCGGCCATTGATCGCGTTCGCCGCATTGGACGCCGCACCCATGACATAGCCGATGTCCGATTTGCCGGAGAGCGTCGAGTTGATGTCGCCTTCGCCGAGGGCTTGGACCAGTTCGAGATACGGGGCCTCCAGCGAGATGCGATGCTGCGAATCGGTCGGCGGCCTGCTCGGATCGACCCACGCGCCGCCGCTCGACTGGTTCAACTGGACGGTCGGCGTGCTGAAAATGTCTTGCACGCAAGTGATGCGGACCTGTGAACTCTTGCCGTCGCCGAACGCAATGGCGCTGATCCGCATGACCATTTCGCTGATCTTCCACGCGCCCCACGACAGCTTGAACACGTCGCCGATATTCAAGTCCTTGGCGTCGCGGTTCGCATAGACGGTGCAGGAGAACAGCGGAAAGGACAGCGAGCGCAGATCGCGCTGGGCAGCAATGGCCCCGTTCCGGCTGTTGGAAAAGCCGGGATATTGGACGGTCGTGCCGATGACCGCGCCCTGCATCTGGATCAGAGCGGTGTCCTGCACCGTGATCGACGAATCCTTGCCGGTCGCGCCATCCCAGAACTGGACCGTGACGCTGTTGGTCAGTTCGCCGAAGCCGGGCGTCTTTGGATTCGTGATCTTGGCGATGTTGCTCTCATTGAGATGGAGCAGCGTGCCGGGATCGAAGTCGTCGCGGATCAACTTGAGGACGAACTTGCCGGTCGTCCGGCTCACATAGAGCGCGGCGTCGATGTGCTTGACGACTTCGGCGACGAACGCCTCGATCGTCATTTGCTTGTCCCACAGCAGGGAGATGCCGAGTTGCTCGGCGGCCAGCTTGTCGGCGGCGGCTTGGAAGGACGGCGCGTCGATGTCGGCGTCCTGATACCCCATGCCCCAATCCGGGTCGGTCAGGCACTCCCGGATGATGTGGACGGGGTTCATGTCCACCTGATCGGGAATGTCGCAATAGACGAAGGTATCGCCGCTTTGCGTCGTATCGTCGGTCGCATAGATCGCGATGGTGTGCTCGCCAGCGTCGAGGCTGGGCATCGTGAACGACCATTCCGACAAGACGATCTGGCCGTTTCCGGCGTTGAACGAATAGACGTGCTTTCCGTCGATGTAGAGGTAGCAGGCGTTCTCGATGTGGCCGTGGAAAGTCACCGCGCCGCTGAACGGCAGACTGATCGTCCGGCGCATCCAAATGCCGGTGGTGTGCGGCCAGTTGGTGTTGATGGGGTATGGCAGGTCGGGGCTGATCCCGCCGCCAGTAAAACCCGAGCCGAACGGCGCGCGCGCTGGCGCGTTCCAGCCACTTGACGGGACGGTCGCCGGAGCCGACGTGACGATGCCGGTAATCTGATATTCCCAGCGGTCATTGTAGGCCAGCACGGCCGAACTCTGGATCGCGGCCTTGGCGTCATACCATTGCGCGATGCCGTGCTGCCGCTTGTGGACGCGCTGGCCGCGATAGGCCCACGCTTTCAGATAGGGATTGTTGCCGAGATAGCATTGGCGCAGCACCGCGCCGACGACGCCGCGATAGCCTGGCACATCGCTGCCAAGTTGGGAGACGAGATAACTGTTCTGGCCCTGCGAGGGCGCACCCATCTCGATGTCAACCAGTCCGCTGACGCCGCCTTCGCGCGATTCGCCGCCGAACAGTTCGGCCGCCTGCACGTTGATCTGGCCGCCCGTTTGGGTGCCATACCAAGCGATCCGCTCATCAACGAGGATTCGGCTGATGTTGTCGATGGGGCCGTGGCAAAGAACGTGGTGCTGACCAACGTAATACTTATAGCCGACCGTGACCGATTTACTTTTGCCGCCCACGCGCCGTCTCCACTACCTTCATGGCCATAGCGTCGCCGGTCGCGATGAAATCCTCCTCGGGCAGACCATCCTTGAGAAAGCGGTTCCAGTCCATGCCGTGCCGCGTGAAGAAATCGCGCGTGCCGCCGCTGCACATCTTGCAGGCCCGAATGTCCCTCATGGTGACGATCACGGTCATTTCTTGCCGCCCTTCTTCTTGATCGGGACGAGGCGGACGTGGCCCCACCATACGACATTGGGGGCCAGCATGATCCGCGTCCCGAACAGCACCGGGATTTCGCGGCCGTCCTCGGCCGTCGGTGCCTGAATCTCATTCAGGCCCGGAGGCGGCGTGCTTTGCGGTTTCGGCGCGAAGGCAATCGCGACCGCAAGCGAGACGACAAAGACCGCGACGAGCCACCACATTAGACTATCGAACTGCCTCCCATCGGATTCTTCTGGGGAATCCAGTCGAACCCCCCGTAGTTGAGCAGATTGTTGAACTTCGCCTTGCACGTCGCCCGGCTATGGTCACAGCCGGGGTATAGCGTGATCGCGGTCCCGGCACCATCTTGCGCCAACTGTTCGATCAGCGGGTAGGGCACGCGCTGGACCGTGACCTGATCTCCGGTGTGAGCCGTGACGAACGCGAGCGCGCCATTGGCAGCTGCCACCATGCCGCCGAGCCAGTAGCCATCGCTTTGCCCGGCCGCCTCGGGGACGGTCAGCGTGGAGCCGTTGATGGCGCTGACAGTGGCGGCCGACGCGAAGTCTTCCATGTTCAGATTGCAGCCGCGATAATAGAGCGCGTGACGGCACGATTTCTGAAATCGCGCGCGCAGGCCAGGACGACGCAAGCTGGTGAAGATCGACTCGAACGAGATGGTCAGATGGGTCTTTTCGGGCTGGATCGTCGCCAGCCGCCCCTTCCATGCCGTCGAGATGTCGCCGTCGTCGTTGATGAACAGGGTCAGCGTGACGACCTGATCATAGAGCGAGGTCATCAGGCTTTGCGACAGGGCGTGATTAAGCGGGAGCCGGACATCGAGATTGGCCCGGGCAAGGCTGTTCTTCTGCTCCGTGCCAGTGCGCCCCATGGCGACCGGCCGGTAATATTCGCCATTATAAGTCTGGCGCTCATCGGCGCTGGTCATGGTCCAGACCTGTTCGTCCATGACGATGCGATAGAGGTCGATTTCGCTCAAGGCTGCAACTCCAGCACCGGGACCGTGGCCGAACAGACCTGTCCGCCGATCCAGTTGATCTCCACCCGGTCGGCATCCATCCGCCACAGGCCCAGCCAACTTACCCGGCCGATGACCGAGGCGTCGATGGCCAGCGACGCATTGAGTGTCAATTCCACCACATCGTCGCTGACAGGTCCGGCAGCGGTGATTTCCCGGGCGAGCCAGCCGCTCGGCGTCTCGATGGCGATGTGCGTGCGATCAGCGGCGTGCAGGAGATAGCCGTCGGAACGGACATTGAGCGTCGTGGTCAATGCCCCTGTGCTGACCGGGATAAGGTCCGCCTCGAACGAGGGTTGCCAGAACGCCCGAAGTCGGCCGGCACGTCGATGGAGCCAGCGTCGAATGGCCCACCCCTCCTCCAGTCCGTCGCCGAGCATCTTGTGCGGGCGGCGCGGGCGGTTGTGGGGCCATGGCGTGCTGTAGGCGACGCGGCCCAGCGCCTCGTCCAGCAGATCGAAAGAGGTCGTCATCGACTCGTCCAGCCCGTCGCCATCGAGCAGGCCGACATCGAAATAGATGTCGTTCCCCTGATATTGCGTCGGCGCGGAGACGGTCAGTTGCCGGTTCTCCTCGATCACGAACGTCGTCTGGACCGATACCTTGCGGCCATCGAACCGGCGCACCGGGTCGTTCGGCATGAAGCCCCGGCGCAGCGGCATCACATAGGCGTCGCTGTAGCCTTGCGTCGGCTGGTTGAGCGTGATGGTCGTAGCGTTCGGGACTTGATCGACGCCGACGATCTGGAAGGCATCAGGTGCTTGCCAGATCAGGGCAAGGCCGGAGGCGCGGAAATCGACGAAATTGGTGGGCACGGTCAGCGACCATTCGCCCGCCTCGACTTCGCCAAGATGCTGCACATGGGGCCAGAAGGGGACGAGCCATTGCCGCGCCCGGTTCGACCAGATCAGATTCTTGAGCGCCTGCTGATAGAGCGGCGGCACATAGAAACTCATGTCGAGCGACTGGCGCGGGGTCAGCCGCATCTGCGCGCGGTCCTCGGTGCTGTCCTCGGCGATGATCACGTCGGTCAGCCATTCGAGGATTTCCGACATCGGCGCGCGCGGCCACAGCGGAAAGACCGGGGGCAGCACTTCGGCCTCGGCGAAGAAATAGGTGGTGCTGGAGCCGGGAGCGGACGGCTCATCCTGGCACAGCACGGCCAGTTCGTGCGTGCCCGCCGTCGCCAGATAGGACGGGATGATCAGGTTCCACGGCGGCAGGCCGGTGCGCTGGACGCCAGAAGGGTTGATCGCGCCCACATAGAAGCCGTCGAGGAAGAAATAGCAATGGTTGTCCATCGTGCCGGACAGCAGAATGTCGCTGGCCACGTCGAGCGTGATGGCGCGGCGCAGCCACAAGCCGGTCCCGGCCGTCCAACTGGTCGCAGCCGGGTATTCGACAATATCGCCGACGACATCACCGAACGGCGCAGGCTCCGGTCCAAGCCAGTCGTCGGTGGGCACGACCAAGGAAGCGGGATCGTCCGGCACCGCGCTATCGCCCGCCTGATATTCCCAGAGGGCATTATACTCGAAAATCTTGCTCATCAGCCTTGGCTAATCTGCCGGAGCGTGTCGCTTTGCCGGTGCATCATGTTGACCCAAGCCTCCTCCCCCTCGGGCGTCTGCATCCAATCGCCAACAAGCTGCGGATCGAGCACGTTGATGATTCGCTGGTTGATCTGAACCGGCTGGCTGTTGACGACGGTCTGCGCCGCGCCACCGCTGATCGCCGCCGTCGCAGCGGTCGCCGCGTTGACATCGCGCACTTGCTGGCCGGAGTTGATCGCCTCCAGCAGCGGCCGGTTGTTTGCCGTCGCCTGCGCGTTGACGACGAACTCGCCATCCGTCAGGCGCGCCGGGATGCTGTCCGTGCGCGAGCCGCCCGGGCCGCTGACAAAGCCGCCGTCCTTGAACGCCAGCGTGACCGCCCTGATGTTCGCGACGATGCTGGCGGTCTGCGCCGCGACGGTGGCCATGGCGACCAGATTGGCCGGGAACGGCAGGGACGAGGCCTGCGCGATGCCGGTCTGAATCGCGACGATGGACCGGGCGATGGCAACCGCCTTCTCGGTCGCGAACGCGGCCTTGTAGATCGCGGACTGCTTGCCGAGGCTGTTCTCGGCGATGCTGACCAGCGACCCCATGATCTCCTCTTGCGCCGCAAGCTGTGTGTCCTTGCGGGCTTGGTCGATCTGGGCGAGCCGGTTCACATGCTCCTGCCGCGCCGCCTCCTCCAGCGCGTTGTAATCGACGCCCATCTGGAGGAGTTGCTCGCGATAGTTCGAGAAATCCTCCAGTTGCTTCGCATAGCGCGCGTTCTCGTCGGCGACCTTGCCCACGTCCTCATAGGACTGGCCGGTGCCAGGATCGACGCCGGGCAAGCCGCTGACCGTGCCGGCAGCGGACTGCGCCAGTTCAGCGAGGCGCGCATTGTAGGAGGTCTGCGAAATCGTGCCGTCGGCCAGCAGCTTGTTCAGGGCCTCAATCGTCGCCCGATAGTTTTCGAGCGGTGCCCTGATCTGTTCGAGCAATTGCTGCTGGCGGGATAGTTGATCGCCCTGCCTGATGCCGTTCTCGATCATCTGCGCCTCGACAGGCGTCAGTTCGCGGCCGAGGCGCAGCGTCTCGTCCAACTTGGCGTTCAGGATCTCGCGCTCGATCCCCGTCGTGCCCTGCAACTCCTTGAGGCGCTTGAGCGGCTGGACATAGGCGTCGTCGAACCGGCGCGCCGTCTCGCGGGCGTCGGCGTCGGTGAAGGCCTTACGGATCGTCGCCTGTTCATCGGGCGTGGCCTCGCGATTGAAGCGCCGGGTGAACTCGGCCAGCGCCTCGTCGATCTGTGCGTTCAACTGCGTCTGGCGATCAGCCGGCAGGCCTTGGCTGGCGGCGCGCGCTTGGATGGCTGACACGAAGTCCTCGGCGCGCTCCTGCACCTTGGCCTGCTGGCCTTCCTCCTGCTGATACTGCGCCTCGGTGCTGGCGTTCGTCGGCTTGCCAACGATGGTGCCCGGGGCCTCAAGGTGCATGTGGTCGCGGTGCTGGTTCTGGCCGGCCGGGATGCGGCGCGTCGGGCCGGAGCCGTTCGCCTCATAGACCCAACCGTTCCAGAGGACGCGAAAGCCCCGGGCCTGATAGCGGCGCGCGGCGGCGTCGAACTTGGCGCGGATATCGGGCACGTCGGCCTCGACGATCCCGGTGCCCTCGTTCACGTCGATGGCATATTTGCCGTGCGCGGTGTTCCCCATGCCGGGGTGGTTGCCGGAGACGCCGCCGAACTGTTCGTTCTGGCCGACGCGCAGGCCCGACCGCTGGAGTTCGCGGCCAGCGATGCCGATGGCCTGCTCGCGCGAACGGAACGTCGCCACGCCGGCACCATCCCGGGTGGCCTTGGCCAAGCGCTCCTGCGCCGCCGCTGCCTCAAGCGCGGCTTTGCGCTGCGCCTCGATCCGGGTCAGCGTCGTGTCCAGCGCCTTCGAAAGCTGCTCGTTGCCGAGCGCGGCCTGCACGGCGTTATCGTGCATGATGTCGTATTGCCGATTGATCCGCGCAATCGGGTCCACGGCGGCCTTGGCCTGATCCTCTTGGATGGGGACGCGGGCGGCGCGGACGCCGCGCTCTGTCGCCGCGATGTCGCGGTCGCGGGCGGCCAAGGACGACTGGAGGTCTTTGACCCGCTTCTCGGCGCGATCGATGGCCATCAGCAGGCCCATCATGTAGGACTCGTCGGCACCGAACGGCGGGGGCGAGCGCAACTGCTCGTTCAGTTCATTGAGCCGGGTTTGCGCCTCCGTGATCTGGTTGACGATGTTGCCGCGATCCCGGCGCATGTTGTTCAGCCGGCTCTCCGACTGGCGCAGGGCTTCCTGTTGCTGCTGGCGCTGGCTCTTGAGGCCCTTCTCCAGTTCAGCGTTCAATTCGCGCTGGAGCGCGATCTGGCCCTCCAGCGTGCGGTTGAACGCCTCCTTGGCCCGGCGATTGAGTTCGGTTTCCTCGGCGTCCTTGCGGAGCTTGTTGATGGCGTCGCCAAGGGCGTCGTTGCCCTCGAACAGCTTGGCGACAAAGGGCGACAGGACGATGGCCGCGACCGACAGGGCGATGCCCCACGGCCCGCCGAGGAACGCCGCGAACTTCGACGTGCCCCCGGCCATGAGTTGCACGGCCTGCGTCACCTGGCCGATCTGGCTCGCGAAGATCTGGGCGGGCTTCGCGCCGAGGCTATACATCGTCGCGATGTCGCCAAGCTGGAAGCCGAGTTGCTGCATGCCGATGCGCTGCGCGCCGGTCTTGGTGTTCAAGTCCTGCGTCGTCGCCGAGGCGAGTTTCTGGACCTGTGCGTAGCGCTCCTGACTGATGACCCCGGCGTCGAGCAGCTTCTTCGCGTCGGCCAGCAGGGCGTTCAGGCGGGCTTGTTCGGCGGCGTCCTGATCGACAGCGCGCAGCACGCGCATCAGGGCCGCCTCATATTGGGCGTTCTTGCCAGCGGCGTCTCCGGCCGCCTTGCCTCCCGCCGTGGTCTGGGTGCTGGCCTTCCCGGCCGAGGCCGCCATGCGATCAAGCGCCTGGCCGAGCGTCTCGTTCGAGCGGGTCAGCGTCGATTGACTGCCGGCGAGGCCCTTGATCGACGAATCGAGTTGCTCGATTCGGCTGACCAGACCGCCGATTGTCTTGTCGAACTTGGCCTGATCGAAGGAGCGGTTGAGGGCGGTTTCGGTCGCACGCGCTTCCTGCTGGACCCCCCGGAGATCCTGCTTGACCTTGTTGGTGCCCGCCGCCGTCTGCGGGTCAACCTTCGCTACGATCCGATATTCCGCCATCCCCGAGGTTCCGCTTCACGTTCTCGATCTGCCAGCGGCGCTCGGCTTGGTCCATCTTCCTGATTACCGCCCACAGCGCATCGGCCACGTCGGGCGCGAGGCCCTTACGGTCAGCATATGCCATAGCCTTGTCCCAAGGGATAGGACCATCAGCCGGGCGGCACGTCGCCAGATCGCGAAACGCCGGGTAGAACAGATCAGCGAGCGGTGGCTCGGGTGGCTCGTTTAGATACCAGTCGGGGAGGCGTCGGCCTTTCTTTTTGGCCGACGCGACCGAAAATCCGTCTCGTTCTAGTCGGAGGACCCAGAGGAACCGCTCGACGTGGAGTTTCCCAACGTGTCCGCCCACCCGGGCTTGGCCGCGTTGCGATCCACGAAATTATAGGGGTTCGCCACCCACCCGCGCACCGGGTCCAGCATGTAATTCGGGATGGCGCGCAGGAAATCGAGGACGTTCTGTTCGCTGAACTCGACCTCATTGCCGTCCACATCGCGCGGCGGCGTGCCCCATCGCACCGCGCACGTCTTGGCCATGAGGAGGCGGTCCAGTTCGCGGTCATCCTCCAGCCGATCAGACGACAGCACCTTGGCGCGGCGCTGTTTCTTCGTCTCCTTTTCGGCGGCCTCGGCGCGCTCGACGGCCAGGCGGACGCGCTCATTGAGATATTGCGGGTTCGAGTCGGTCATCGGGTGGAACCAGATCGACGGCTCGCCCCAGATATCGTCGAAGACGTATTCCGCCTCGGATTGCTCGGTTACTTCCAGTTTTCGCAGGTGGGAAAAGTCAGGCATTGGAGCCTCCAAATGAAAAGGGACCGGGGAGACATAACCCCCCGGTCCCTTCCTGTGTAGCCCCTACGCGATCAGATCAGGCGCAGCCCTCCTCCGGCAGCACCGGGAAGAAGCTGATGCCGCAGGTGAAGCCGTAGCTTTCCTCCTCGTGCGCCATGAACGGCGTGTTGATGAGGACCGACTGGTTCTCCGGGAACTCGCGGTTGCCGCCCGAGAGCGTGCCGGTGGGCAGATCGAACGCGGCCCCGCCGTCGCCGTTGCGGACGACCCAATCGAAGCCGACGGTCTTGTTGCAGCGGATGCGCTCGATGACATCGGCGTTGGTGAAAAGCATCTGCGCCTCGACATCGCACTCGATGTCGCCGGCATTGAGATACTTCGGCCCCAACTTGCCGATGACCTTCTCGCCGGCCACGTTGTTGGTCAGCGTGAACGTGGCCTGCTTGAAGTCGGTCGAAAGGCCGGCCTCGTCCACGTCCTGCACGCGCAGGCGAGCGATGTCGCTGGCGCTGCCGAACGATTCGACCTGTCCGCCGACCTTGGCGTTCTCGGCCTCGGCCGCGCGCGTGGTGGACGGGTTGGTCGTATCGGTGCCGACGAAGCCGAGCGTCATCGTCGCCTTGCCGGTCAGCGGGATCGCGATGGACAGCGCATCGGCGTAATTGCCGAGGCTGTATTCATAGCCGGTCGCGCCGCCTGCCATCAGGTTCGGCGAGGCCATTTCGAACTGCGTCGAGATCTCGACATAATCGGCGTCGTTGACCCCCTGATTTCGGACGAACTGGCCGAACAGGATATCAATGCGAAGGCCGGTGCCGCCCGAGCCGTTGTCGGTGCCATCATCGGCCACGAACGCCTGATCGCGCTTGTCCAGCGTCAGCTTGTGCGCGGCGACCGTGCGGACGCGAGCAAAGCCGATGTTCTCCTCATTGAAGAACTGGTTGGCGACATCGACCCCGCCGATGTGGATCACCTGGCCGGCCGCGATGCCGGTCGTGGTGAAATCGAGCGCGGTGCTGATCAGATCGCCGTTCGCGTCGATTTCCAGATCCCCGGCCGCGCCACGGAGGCCGGCGACGGCTACCTCGACGAACGCCGAAGCGGCCGGCGTCTCCGCGACGTTGCCCGCCGCCTTGAGTTCGGTCGCGCTGGTCGCATGGGTCGCCGTGACCGGCTTGAGGCCATTGTTCTCGTCGTTGACGAAGCCGCTGACATAGATCAGCGAAACGGCATCAGCGCCGGCCGAGCCATAGAGGAGGCGACCGGCCTGCGCGGCGGTCAGCGCCGGGATGGTATAGCCGGTTGCCGTGGCTGCGCTGGTCAGGAAGGCGTCCGCACCGATGGCGCGGCTGAACAGGAACGCCTCGGCGAAGTGACGCAGATGCGCCAGCGTAAGGTCCGCCTCGAACTCGACGCTGCTGTCCAGATCGGTGACGACGCCCTTGCGGCGGGCGCGCGCCTGACTGATCGGATTGCGCGCCTCCTTGGTGATCGTGGTGCCCCACGACGTGATGTTGTTCGGTTCCAGTTCGAACCACTGCGGCGTGCCGGGCAGGACGCCAAGCGACGCCTCCCGGGCGAAGGAAAGAGTCGTCGCATTCGTAATTACCCGGCCCATTGGTGCCTCCTTTTACCTGATGTTTCCGATGGCCATTTGCCTGACCAGTGCCAAGGCAAAGGCTTTCACGTCCTCGTCGCCGTCCATCCCCTTAGCACGATTGTAAATCCACGACACGACGCGAACATTGCCGATGACATAGCCCTCGCCCGGCCTGATCTGATCAATCGACGGCTGTAGGGGATGACGGTCGCCCTTGGCCGTGATGATCAGCGTCACGCCGGTCATCGGACAGACCATAGGCTCAAGCAGTTTCTCGATGTGCTCGACGGTCAGATTGAAGGGCAGGCCCTTGCGCTTCGCGGCGGCCTTGCAGCGATGGAACAGGCAGCGGGCATAGTTCTTTGCGCGCCACTGGCGCTGCTGTTCCGCTTTGGTCAGTTCCGAGCGGACGGGCGGTGGATTCTTCGCCCTGTATTGTGCGCGCCGCCGCGCTTTAACCTCCGGCTTTGATGAGTATTTCGCATCTGCCGCCGCAAAGACTTCTGGCCTGCGCTTGCGATAAGCGCGCTGCTGTTCGGGGGTTCGATTGGTCATCGAATATCCTCGTAATCGAATCGACCCTCTACTGAAACTCCCCACCACCGGCCCTTGTCGATATGGCTGGCTTCTCCCGGCTCCACTTCGGCGAAGCGGATATCGTTCGGGGCGAGGATGCGGCAGTTCTCGAATATGGCGGCGGCGCGCTCGGCCAGATCGGACAGATTGCCGACGCCATCGCCGGGCGGCTCGCGCAGATCAATGATCAGCAGGCCCACCCGGTCCATCTTGCGGTTGCCCTTGCGGCCCAACGTGCCCGGCCCGCCCGGCATACGCAGGACGCTGACCTTGGCCCACGGCGCGGCGGGCGGATCGAACTTGTCCTCGTTCTCGAACGTGTAGGGCGTCAGCGGGCCGGTGGCCGGCGCGTCCGCTACCCAATGATCGGTCCAACGCTGGTAGAGCGTCTCCTGAACGGTGCGCCACACGCTCATCGTCCGGGCCTCCGTGGGGGTTTGCCGCTGCGGGCGCGGAAAGCATCGGCGCGGGCGTTGCGCGAGGACTGCGCCGCCGCCCGGCTATAGGTCTGCCGGATCGCCTTCTCGATGGCCGTCTGCACGAAGCCGCGCGGCGACTGCGGGCTGTGGCCGGCGTTCAGAGCACCGATGTAGGGGACATTGTTCGTGGAGAAGATCGGGCCGTCCTCAAGCCGCCAGGACAGCACATCGTTCTCCCCGTCGGAGGCGACGCGGGCGCGAGCCGCGACCTCGGCCGGCGTCGGACCCTCCTTCGGGTTGGCGGGTTCGCCTTCCACGATCTTCGGCTCGCCCACCGAGGGGAGCCAGTTCGCCGACGCCCAGCCGGTGTCGATAGGCGTCCCGAGGGGCGGGTTCGACCGGAGATTGGCGTTGACGTTCAGCGCGAGGGCGATGACTTCGCCCCGCGTGTATTGCTCCAGATCGGCAACGATGAGGTCGATCTGGTCAGCCATGGCTTACTCGCTGATCGGATGCGTGTCGGGAGCCGCGTCAGTTTCGACGGCGCGAGCAGCGCGGGCGCGCATGATCTTGATCTGCATGTCGGCCTTGTTGTCGTCCGACTCCAGTTCCACGCCCTCGTCGGCGGCGATCTGGCGCAACTTGTCATTGGTGACGCGCAGATCGTCCTGCACTTCGAAATGATCGACCTCGATCGCCGTCTCCGGTTCGCCGGCCGGCGCTTCGACGGCGGTCAGCCGGGCGGCCTCCTGTTCCTTCGTCTCGACAGGCGTCGGGCGGAAATCCTCGGCATAGACAGCCACGCCCGATTTCCAGAGGCGGCGGGCCATGGCCTCGTCCACTTCGGCGCGCAGCGAAGGGCTGGCGACGACAGCAAGGGGGGTGCCGATGCCGAGGCCGTGACCGTGGACGGTCTTGAACTTGGCCATGATCAGCTTACGGGCGGGGTCGAAATCGGACATCGGTTGCTCCTGTGGTTTGACGGGTCGCTGATACACCAGCGGCCGACCCTCGGATAGAGAGCCGGCCGCATCGGTTCACTGAACGGGGTCTTACGCGGTGGCCGGGTCGTCGTCAGACTTTCCGGCCTCCGCTGCGGCGGCTTCGCCCGCTCCAGCCTGTGCGGCCTTGTCGGCGTCGTCGCCCTGTTCGGCATCGTCGGGGCCGGGCTGATCATCAGCGGCCCCGCTGGCGGCTTGTTCGCTTTCCGCATTAGCCGGGTTGGTTTCGGAGGCCTGCTGGCCACCTTCGCCCGCTCCAGCACCCTCGGGGGGCGTCTCGCCGCCCTCTGCCTCCGGGCGGCCGGCGTCGTGGATTTCGCGCTGGCGGGCCTCGGCGGCCTCGCGGCCCTGCACCTTTTCGGCTTCATCGAGCCAAGGCGCGGTGATTTCATACCAGCCGCCGCCATGCTCCTCGATCTCGACCTCGGAGCCGCCTTCGATCCAGCCGAGCGGTGCGCCTTCCTCGCGCATTTCGGCCAGCGCCTTCTCGGCGTTGACCTTGCCACGGATAGTCAGGGGCTTCTCCAGCCACGGCGCGGTGATCTCATAACGCCCGCCCTTGGGGCCGGTCATCTGGATAGGATCGCTCGCCTCGTCGGTGGCCTCGGCGGCGTGATTGACCGCCATGGTGTTGTATTGCCGCTCGATCAGGCGGCGGGGGAACGAGGCGACCGGAGCCGCCTCGGGGGAAGGGAAGGGATCGCCGGGGCCATAGCGGACCCCGGCGAATGTGAAGTCCCGCGCCGCGACCAGCGGACGTTTCGGATCGAATGGTTCACGGTGCGGCACGAGACTTCTCCTTGTGGTGCAGGACTTAGGCGGTGACCAGCGCGTCGCTGATGAAGACGGCGAGGTCATCGCTGATCTTCTTCATGCCGAACGCCTGGCGGCTGTGGAAATAGTCGCTGTAGGCGCGACCGTCGCGACCGCGCGAGATCACCCCGCCCATGTCGTTGGTCTGGCCGGGCACGAGGCTATCCCACGCGAACGTCGCGATGGCCGTCGGGCTGTCCAGCGTCGGGGTCGGGTCGATGTAACCCAACCACGCCGCGTTCGGATCGACGATATAGGCGAAGTTCTCGCCGCCCGTATCGTCCACGCTGATCGGCTTCTCGTCCGCCGTGTTGTAGATCGCCCGCGCAACGCGAAGGTTATCGACCTCGAACATCGCGGCCATGACCGCGTTCGTGATCGCCGCCGACGACGTATACTTGATGCGGTCCACGAACTCGGGGTGGTTCTTGAGGCGCTTACGCACGTTCGAACCGAGGACGAGGGTGTTCGGCTCCATGCCGGTCGCCGCGCGGATGAGTTCCTTCCAGTCCTCGATATCCGAGAGCGGGCTGGACGCATCGTCGGCCCAAGACAGGAACTCGTCCGCACCCGGCGCAGCGGCCGAGCCAGTGACGGTCATGCCCCACACGCCGGTCTTGAAGAACGACGTTGCCCAGATGCGGTCGGCGCGGATCATCTGCTTGGTGGTCAGCAGGCGGGTGGCATTCTCGTCGAGACGGCCCTGAACGCGCGAGTTCTGGCGGGTGCGGTCGTCGATGACGTGCTCCAGCGCCCACTCCTCGGCGACATAGGTGTCCTCCTTGATGCCGTAGCTGACCTGCACCGGCCGGCCGCCAAGCGGGCGAACCTTCGCCTCATCGCGCCAGAAATAGCCGGGCGGATAGACGTTAAACTTGCCGGCTTCCTGCGTCACGGTGATGCGGCTCGATGCGGCACCGGCCACGAACACGCCATCGTCCTGCATCAGGCCCATGGAGTAGTTCGTGAGGTAGGCGTCCGGGTTCGTGTCCCCGGAGATTGACTTCTTCATGGCTAGGTTTCCCTTCTCCAGTCACGAGGCCCCGTTGGCCCCAAACCTTTGCTCTCGGTCTGACCCGGAGAGGGTGGGCGCGGCGGATTAGGCCGCGTCGATCTTGCTGCGGTCCACTTCGATGGTGAACAGCACGTTGGCAGCGCCGGCTGCGCTGATCGCCGTGCCGAAAACCTCGTCGTCGGCGGCATCGGCCACGACAAACTTGGCGTTGCCGTCCGGCGTCACCTTCTGGCCAATGGCGATCTGCTCGCCGGCAATCGCCTTGAGTTGGTTGCCGGTCTTGATCGACGAGGACAGGCCAGCGGCCTTGCCTTCGCTGATCACGCCGTCGCAGAAATCGCCGGCTCCGCAGAGGTTCAGGCCGGTCGGCGTGCGCTTCGCGGCGTAATACTCCTTGCCGGTCAGATCGACGGCACCGGGGACTGCATCGGTCTGCGCCCCCGTGAAACGTTCGGTTGCCATGTCGGCTTACTCCTTTCTTCGCTTCGCTGTGCTGCGTTCGGGCGGGCGCGCTTAGGCGTCCGCGTCGGCGGCAGCGGTTTCGGGGTAAGCGGCCTCGAACAGGTCGGGACGCTCGGCGCGAACCTTGGACATCGCGTCCGCCCGGCCGATCTTCTCCTCGCGGGCCACCTTGGCGACCTCCGAATCGAAGTCCTGACGGGCCTTCTTGATGTCCCCGGTCACTTCGGGGGCCTCGGTCGTGCCCAGCGACTTGAACAGGGTGTCGCGACCCTTGTTCATCGTTGCGAGCGTCTTGAGGATGGACTTGCCGGCCGCGCTGTCCTCGCCGACTTCCTTCGCCGCCTTGAGCATGTCGGTGGCTTCCGACAGGGCGACGTTCGGGAACTCGGTGCGGGCGCGCTTCTCGATGGCATCGCCGGCCGCGCCTTCGCGCAGTTCGCCGATTTCCTTCGACAGGGCGTCGTTGCGCTTGGCCATCGCCAGCACAGCGGCACCGTCCGACTTGCGGATCTCGGTGCCGTCGAGGCACTTGTGGACGACCGGATCGGCGCTGTTGGCCTGATCGACCTCGGCCTGCTGGTCGGTCGCCGACTTGGCGAGGAAGGCGTCCTGCGCGTCGGCGGCCAGGCCGTCGAAGTGCTTGCGGATGGCCGGGGCCATCTTGAGGATGGCGTTCTCGCGCTGGAGGGCCTTCATGGCCTTGTCGTCGGTGCCGTCGCCCTTCTTTTTCTTCTTGCCGTTCGCCTCGGCCATCTTGGCCAGATCGTCGTTGGCGTCGAGCGCGTCGAGCGCGTCCAGCGTCACGGCGGCGTCGATGATGTCATTCGCTTCGGCCACGGTGGACTTGGCGATGGCGAAACCCGCGACAGCCGAAGCGAGCGCGGCCTTTGTGGTGATCTTCATGGGTTGCTCCTGCTGTTGCAGATATTTCGAGACGGCCTCCTCGACAGCCGATTCGAGATCAGATTCCGCCGTCGAGGCGGCGTTGCGTGCGGCGTCCGCTGCGGCGGTGGCCAACTGGCCCATCGCCTCGGTGAACGCCTCCGTTGCTACCGAACCATCGCCGCCCTCGGCGATTTCGTCGGAAAGGGCCGTGCGGAACGCATCGCGCACCGCCCACTGGTTCTCGAAAGCGCGCCAGAACGTCTCGCTGATCTGGTCGCTGACCAGTTGGGCGCGGAGCGCTTCCTGAAATGTCTTTTTCACGATGGCCGGGGGAGCGCCAGCAGCCGGCGCGCGCTTCACGATCGCCACCGTGGCGTGCTCTTGGCAGGGCAGATCGACAGCCGCGATCTTGTCCAGACGGATCGACTTGAGGCGGCGCTTAGTTGCCATCTTCGACTTCCTCGTATTCGACCCGGGCACCTTCGATGGAAAAGCCGGTGTAAGTCCCGTCCTTGAACTTCGCCAGAATATCGTCATCGGCGGGATGATAACCGACGACGAGGCCGGTCTTTTCGACAGTCCAGTTCAGCGCCTTGGCCATTTCTTCGGTGACGGGGAGCATGAAATAGTAGGAGCCGACATCGGGGCCGGCGTGCATGTCATTGCCCGCCATTTGCATCCCGGTTTCGGCCGCATCGACGGCGGCCTTGAACATCGCGTCCTCGGTGATGTGCTCGGGCACGCGCTGGCCCTTGTGGACGCCCTCGGTATCGACGTTCAGATCGTAATAATCCTCGAACGAACCGTCGGCGGCGCGGACTTTCGACACGATGGCATAGCCGAACACGAGGCCGTGTTCCTCATCGACGTTAAGCACGTCGTTCACCTTGACGATCTTGTCCGCGACTTTGGTCACCAGCCGTTCCCCTGCCCTTTAGGCGCTCCGCTTTCGTGGTGGGAGGGGTTGCCCAGATCGGAGATCTGTGTCTCGCCCTATCGCTTCTTACCGCGACTCGTCTCGCAGGGATAGTCCCTTGATCAGCGTTGCCGGATTCGGGTCAAAAGCGCGCAGCGGCACTGGATGGTTTCGGCGGCTGGAGCGTCTGGGTCGCCGGGATATTTGATTTCCCCGTTCTCCGTGACCCACGATTCGCCCCATCCTTTGACCTGGCCGTTCAGGAGCATGTGCGTCTTGCGCTCCCGGCCGTCGAGGCGGGTCCGCCATTCCCGGCGCAACTGGTCGGCGTTGATTTCGCCGGCCGCGATGGCCTGCCGATACGCCTCCTCATTGCCCTGATTTACCGCGCGCAGCGCCTCGGTGCGGCCGATGACCTCGGCCCGATGCTTCACATAGCGCTCGGTGTAGCGCCGGACCATCATGTCGATCTTGTCGGCCGGCAGCGGGCGACCGGCGCGCGCGGCGGCCATGACGCTGCGATCTGTGCGGCCATCGCGCAGCGCCCGGCCGAGCGCGTTCTCGGCGGCTTGCGGATCGAAGCCCACCCGCTCCAGCGCAGCCCGGTAACTGGCGACGTGCGTCCATTGCGTCGATGTCAGCCCCACGCTGTCGCGGAAATTGCGGGCGGCGGCGATGGGATTGGTCCCGGCCTCGACGCCGCTGACCAGCGCCATGCTGGCGGCCTTGCGCTGTTCGGCCGTGAACTCGCGGATCAGTTCGAGGCGCGTCGCCTGCATCGCGGCGACCGCGTTCAGATTGACGGCGTTGAACACGACCCGGGCGACATTGGCCCCGCGCAGGAAGTCGGACGTGGACTGGCCGGCCGTGATGAAAGCGACGTTGCTCGCGGACCCCAATTGCTCGGCCGCATATTGCAGGCGGTCCATGGCCTCGTTGACCCGGCCCTGTTCGATCAGGTCGGCCAGTTCGTTCAGATCGAGTTCGTCCTTGAGATCGCTGATCGCGGTGCGAAAGATCACGGCGATGCGCGCTTCCTGCTGATCGAGCAGGAGGTTCAGCCGGTCGGCCGGATCGTCGATATAGTCGTCGGCTTTGAGGAGCGGCGCGCTGGCCATGGCTCAATCCCCATCAGGGCCGCGCCGGTCCCGGCACAGATAGCGATAAGTCGCGGCGGCGGGGTCGCGGCCGAGAAGCTGGACCATGTAGAGGGTCAGCCCCTCGATCTCGATGGCGTCGTTGCGGAGCGGCAGGCCCCCGGCCGGGATCGTGTCGCCGATCAGCATGGCGATGCGGTCGTTCAGTTCGAACTCGACGCCGGCAGGGGGGGTGCGGGGCAGATCCTCCCAGATACCTTTGATGCCGGTGACGGTCGTCGGGGTCTTTGCCTGGCCGCCCGTCAGATTTCCGGCCGAGCGGGCACCGCGCTCATAGCGCGTGATCACCACGTCCAGCAGGCCCGGCGCGACATGCTTCTTGATCAAGCCCGCGATATCGACGCCGAACAGCTTGTTGCCCATCAGTCATAGTCCTCCTGCGCGATGGGCCAGTCCCAAGGATAGCGACCGCCATAGGGCCGGACGCAATCGCTGGTCCCATGGGGCACCGCCCCGTCCAGCGTCACGTCGGTATCGCCGAGGCCGTAGCAGACCAGATTGGCGGACAGCAGCCGGTTCCACAGCGCCATCGGCAGCGGCGGGCCGCCATCGACCGGGGTGAAGAACTCGACCTCGGCCGGGCCGGCCTTGGCCCGCTTGATGTTGCTGTTGCCGCTGGCGTCGGCGAACAGATCAGGGGACGCGGCCAGATCGGCGGCCAGCATCGCGGCGACTTCCTGAACGATGGTCGGGGCCGGATCGACAGCCGGGTCGGGCGCGGTGTCGCACCACGGCAGGGTCAGCAACATGCGGGTGGCGCTGATCAGGGCGCGGCCCTTGGCGTCATCGTTCAGCAGCGCCCAAGCGACCGCCCGGCTGATGTCCCCGGCGAGGTAGATATCGGCGTCCGCGACGCTGATGAAGGCGTCGTAATCGTTCGCCCCGATGGTGATCGTCGCCATTACGCCGCCCTCCGCTTGGCCATTTCCTGCCGGCGCTTGACCATCGCCTTCGCCATGTTCTTGCGGGAGCGCAGGACGCGGCGCTTGGCCAGTTCATCCTCGGGCGTCTGATCGAGCGGGTCGGCCGGGTCGGGCTTGGCTTTCGGGTCGGTGCGGCCGGGGTTCAGCGACAGGTCCATGTCGTCCATGCGCTCGGGCGGGCGGGTCAGGCCGAGCAGATCGTAGATCTCGCCGACGGCCGGATCGTCCGGCATCATGGGCGCGCCGGCCTGCGCCAACTTGGCGAGCGCATCGAGCACCTGTTCGATGTCGCGGTCGCTGATTTCGTTGACGCCCATCTGCGGGCACAGTTCGGGGGGCCAGCCGTTCAGTTCGGCCAGCGGGGCCAGGACATCGCGGTCGTAGATCTCGCACAGATCGAGCAGCGTCGATGTCACGGTCAGATAGAACGTGCCGACCTTGGAGCGGGCCAGCGCCAGCGAGCCGGAGCCGTCGGCCCCGAGGAGCAGATGCTCGACGCCGAGGATGCGGGCGAGTTCCTGATTCATCCGATTGACCGCGTTGGCCATCGAATCGAACGACGTGCTGTCGCCGGACAGGAGTTCGAGCGCCCATTTCGGCACACTGCTGACCGTCTGCGACTTGTCCACGCTGGCCGCGACATAGGTTTCCGACGGGAGCAGCATCCCCGATTTCTCGTTGCGGATATGCTTGTCGAGCCAGTTGCGGAGCGGGGCCAACAGCGACGTGCGGCGGGCTTCGGCCTGCGCCCGGGCGTCCGATCCCGGAGGGCCGGCGTCCAAGACCTCCTGCCGGAGTTCGCCCAGCGGCGCGCGCGCGACCGGGATGCCGCGCAGATCAGTGGTGAAGCCGATTTCCTCCAGCCGGAGGAACGTCTCCAGCCGGGCGGCGGTCACGGCCAGATGGCGGAACAGGCCGACGCCCTCGGGGCTGTCGGTCAGCGTGTCGTCCACGGCATAGACGATCTTGCTGCGGGGCAGTTCGACATCGGCGAATCCTGGCACGCGCTGGATCACCGATTCGACGGTGCCGCCCCGGTCGCGCTTCCACCGGCTGATGGTGCGCTGCGGGCGATGTTCGATGTCGAGGAGGCCGATGGTCCCGTCGGGGTTCTGCTTGGCCGTCCATTCCTGAATCGTGAAGCCGTGCAGGCGGAACGCGGCGGTCTTGCGGACGACTTGCGACCAGCTTGTCGTCATGTCGTAGAGCATCGCATAGGCTTGGTCGGCATAGCCTTGCGCGGTGGCGGTGTCGGCTTCGGACAGGTTCTCGGGCGGATTGACCGTCCACACGGCGTTGCTGATCAGGTTCAGGAACAGGCGGACGCCGGCTCCGATGATCGACACGTCGCGCACGAGGCGGTCATATTCGTCGAATCGACGCGGCCCGACCAGATTGATGAGCCGATCTGGCTCGTCGAACGTGCCGGCCCCTTCCCCATTGACGACACCACCCGATGCACGGCTCGTGCCCAAGGTTTCCGTAGGCGCAGCCCGCTTGAACAGCGCGTCGCCCGCTCGCTTGAAAATGCTGTCCGCCAAAGCCCGGCCTCCTGATCTGGTAGCCTTGTATCGCAGGAGGGGCTTTCGGTCACGTCTCCAGAATCGAAACCGGCCGCACCCCGAAGGACGCGGCCGGCCGGATCATTCCGAGAGCGAGGCCCTTCTATCAGGCCCCGGGTTGATTGTCACGCCGCCGTGAGGTCGCCGGAGACATTCCAAGTGTTCGCCGCGACCTTGGTGCAGACGACGCGGCCCTTGGCGATGACGACAGCGGTGGTGCTGCCCTTCTTCTCCATGGTCGCGCCAGCGCCGGCCTGCGCGGTCAGCGCGCCGGCACCCTGCGCGATCACCGAGAACGACGATCCGATGGGAAACGCGACGGCGCTGTCCTGCGGGAGGGTCAGCGTCTGGGCACCGGCATTGGTGCGCAGGATCGTCTTGCCGACATCGGTCAGCGCCGGGATATAATCGGCGGCGGCCGACGTGGTGACGGCGGGTTCCAGCTTGGCAAAGTTGCGCGCGATCAACTTGAACGCGGCGATCAGCCCGCGACCGGAATACTGGCCGGCCTTGGACGACAGAGTTTCGAGATGGGCCATAGCCTCCTCCTCTGGTTTCCTTGCCGAGCGGGATTGCCCGGCCCGGCTGGCATATCACGGCGGCGGTCTGCCGGATATAGCGAAGGGCCGGGAGATCGCTCCCCCGGCCCCTCTATCCTTTCGCCCTTCACATCGTCCGGGCAAGGGCGGGTCGCCCTGCGGGAATTAGGTCAGATCAGCCGCCGCGCGAGGCGGCGCGCTTGCGGTGGCCGGCTTCGTGTCGGAGCGAGTTCTGGAGCGCGGCGTCGAACGGCGCGCGGGTCATGTTCATGGCCGGGCCGGGAACGGCCAGGCGCGGCGCGCGCAGGGCGGTCGCCGGGACGAACAGGCCGTAGATGAAGGCGACCCCGCGCTCCAGCGCCGAGACGGCGGCGAGCGGCGCGGCTGCGATCAGGGACAGGGCGGCGGCGAAGAATGGGCGGTAACGCAGAACCATGGGTTTCCTCCTTGGCTGTCCGATAGTGGACCCGGGCAAGGTGCGCCGATGGCAGCGGGCGGTCAACGGAAAAGGGCGAGGCCATTGCTGACCCCGCCCTGCGACCCGGCGCGTTGATCGCGCTGCGGCTAACCGATTCCGAGCCGACTTTGCCTTTCCCTGATCGCCGTGGCAACCGGGCCGGGGACCGGGACGGACCCCGAGGCCCAGCGGCGCACCGACGACGCATCGACCTCAAGCCAAGTGGCCAGCCGGGTTTGCCACCCATGCTTGGGTGGGAACAGTGCCCGACCGGCCTCTATGAATTGATCAGCGGTCACGCGCCTCGCTTTCGTTGATGAAGCGGAGCACATTCTCGCTGAACCCGTCAATGCGCGTCCAGTCGCCGTAGCCGACGCCGTTGCGATAGCTGGCCACGTTGATCAGGTAGCCGCGCGAGCCATCGGCGGGACCGCCCACGGCGTCATGCGACTGCTCGTCCGTCACCACGATCAGGCGGTCATACCGGACCTTGGCGTTGATCTCGCGGATCGCGCGGCCGAGATAGGTTCCGCCGTGCGGCTGCGAACGCTTGATCGCATCGACGCCCGCCATGCCGCGTCGCGGAGGAACCTCGACCAGCGAGTTCGAGAAGCTGAACACGCGGACATCGCCGTGGATGATGCTGGCCAGCGCGCAAGCCGCGTCGATGCGGGTCATGTCCGACTTAGCCGACAGCTTGGTGTCCATCGAGCCGCTGACATCGACCAGCACGACCGTCTTGCCCGGCATGACCGGCAAGTCCTCGACAGCCGCGCACAGCGCCTCGTCCAGCGCAGGCTCGAACTGCGGTGCCGCGCGAGCCGCCGCGATGTAGCGGAACGGCAGCACGAAGCGCGCGCCCTTGCGAGCGATGATCGCGCCCTTGACCAGATCGGCGTCCACCCCGGCGTCGGCCATGTTCCGCAAGTTGCGGAGCAGGGCCAGATAGCCGAGGCGGCCTTCGCGGATCAGACGCGCGAACGTCTCGGCCTTGTCGGCACCGCCCGAAAGCGCGACCTCCCAAGTGTCCGGGCTGGGCAGTTCGCCAGCGATGAGCGCCTTCCACATGGCGGCCTGCTCGTCGTCCTTCGGCTTCGGATGGACGAGGCGCAGGACATCGCGCAGGCGGACGCTCGTGGCGCGATCATACTTGGCAAGCTGATAGGCGTCGAACTGGCCGAACGCAGCCGCCAGCCCCTTCTTCATCGCGGCCGGGATGGGGCGCTTGCCGTCCTTCCACAGCATCGCGAGCAGTTCGCCCATCTCGTCGGCGCGGCGCACGATCAGCGGATAATCGGCCGGGCGCAGCGCGGCGATCTGACCGGCGCGGGCAAGCCCGGCGATCAGCCACAGCGGAGCGTGGCGCAAGTTCATCTGGCTGCGGGCCTCGATCGCCAGCGCGGCGACATCGGCCGGGGCCGTGCGGCTGACCAGATCGGCGATGCGGTCGGCGATGGCGACCCCGCCCTCATAGAACTGGTCCTCCCACAGGAGGCAGGACGAGACGGCGCGGCGCAATTCGGCCGCCGCGTTCTTCGGAGGGGTGCCAGGCGCGCCCTCGTGGGTGCGCGCGGTCGCGGTGGGCTTGGTGTTCAATCGGGCCATGATGGCGTTCTCCTTTGGTGGGGAGCGTCGCCCATCAGGAGCGTGCGGGAAGCTGGCGGTGGCGGTCCTATTGTCGGTTGTTCTACCGCTGAACTATCGGGGCGAACCCCGAGCCGGATTCGAACCGGCGACCTACTGATTATCGAAGTATCCGCTACCTACACCACGCACGCTCCAGATGGACGACGCCCAAACATCTGCCCAAGGAGCGCAGGCAAGGACCGCGAGGAAAAGGCGGCTCCTGAACGTGAAGCGTCCTACCATTAGACGACCAAGTGCCGAGGCCCTTGGGCGGGAGTCGAACCCGCATTTCTCGCTCCAGATGCGAAGTAGCAGAAACCTGCACCATCGCGGTCCATGCCTGCCCGGGAAACTGGCGAATCCGGCGTCTTTCCGAGTTACAAAGTCGATGAAACCGGCTTCTGCACCACGGGCAGGCCCCGGCAAATAGCGCATTGTGCGCGGTTTGCAAGTCCTGATCTGGAGCGGGGAGCGGGGATCGAACCCGCGTGATCGGGATGGAAGCCCGGTGCCTGACCACTCGGCCACCCCCGCCAGATGGAGCCCGGCGACGGATTCGAACCGCCGTTGCCGCATTACGAAAGCGGTGCCTCGCCTCTCGGCCAGCCGGGCCACGATGGTTGCAGGGGTGGGACTCGAACCCACGGTTTCCAGATTATGAGACTGGCGAGATAGCCGCTTCTCTACCCTGCATCATCGCTGGACTTTGACGTTGGGTGATTTCAACCCTGCCGGTGGCTGTCCCTGCCCCGCGTGCGCTGTTCCGATTTCGGAGGTTCGCGCCGCACGCCACAGCATACTCCTCGGCCGCGAGGGTTGCCGCGATCTGACCAGCTTGGCAAGGGGGAAGGGTGCCGAGGACAGAATTGATCGGTTGCCCGACCAGCCGGTGCCGACTGTGCGGCGTGGCCAACTCCTTCGCGATTAAGCGGCTTGGCGGATAACCCCACCGCTCCTCGGCGTGCCAGCGGCCCGGGTCCGTCATGCGCTAGGCGCGTCGTGGGCGGTTGCCGCTGGCGATCGAGGGCATAGACGCAGCCTGGCCGGCGATCAACTCGCCCCCCACGGATCGTCATCGCTGGCCGGCTCGGGCGCGTCGGCCGCGTCGTCCATTTCCTCCGGCGCGGCGTTCTGGGCGATGGGCACGGTGCCGACGAGGGCCTGAAATGCCCGGCTGCTGGCGTCCACCTGATCCTTGTATGTGCCGCTCGGGAAGTTGCGGAGTTCCTCGATATAGGCGGCGTTCCAGTCGCCCCGGACCAGATGGACGCGCTCGGCCCCGACCTGTGCGGCGAACGGATCGGCGCGCGTCACCTTGTCGCCCGTCTCCGGGGTGCAGATGAAATTGAAGCCCATCAGGATCTCGGAGACGCGCCACTTGAACGCCTTGCCGCCGAAGCCCGGGTCTTGGGGGATGCTGATCTTGACCGTCGGGATTTCGTTCCGGTCATTGATCGAAACCTCCTCGATCATCTGCTCGACTTCGGTCGGGTTGGCGCGCCGCCGCTCGACGTGGCGGATATAGACATCGCCGCCGACGCGGGTCATCAGCACCCGGACGGTGAACGGCGACTTCTTGCGCTTGGAGCCAGCCAAGTCCCACCCGGCCCATGTCACGCCGCCAGCCGGCACATGGTCCACGATGTCGATGTGCTCGACCTTGAACATGCCGCCTTCGCGCGGGGCCGGCCGCTGCTGATACTGGCCGGCATACATGTAATCGCCCGATTTCTTCACGTCCTCGGTGACGGCCGGGCCGGCGCGCACCGGGTCCATCAGTTCGCCCTCATAGGAGCGCGGGTCGGTCCAGTCCTTCGTCTTGCCTGGCCGATCTGGGTCGGGGACTTGCAGCGGGGTCGAACAGCGCCGGGCCGTCTCGAACTCGTTGGGGATCATCAGATGGACGAAGCCATAGTCGCGGGCGAGGATGACGCCGGTCAGATCTTCCTCGTGCAAGCGCTGCATGACGATGACGATGGCCGACGTTTCCCAGTCATTGATGCGGTTCAGGCCGCCCTCAATGAACTTGCGGGTGGCATTGTCGCGCTGCGTCTCGGACTCGGCCCCGTCCACGCTGTGCGGGTCATCGACGATCAGGCGGTCGCCGCGCTTGCCGGTGACGGACTTGAAGGCGACGCCGAGCCGCGATCCCGTGTCGTAATTGCTGAACGACAGCACGCCCTCTGTCTTGAGTTCGACCTCCGGCCACAGCGATTGGAACCATTCGGAGCGGATCAGGTCCAGCGTCTTGCCGGTATCGCGCTTGACGTTGGTCAGATCGAACGACGTGCTGACAAAGCGCAGGTGGCGCTTGCCGAGCGGCCCCCACTCGTAGGCCTGCCACATCACCGAGACGATGGTCGATTTCGACGAGCCGGGCGGGACGTTGATGATCAGGCGCGGTTTCAGCTTGCCCCGGCTGATCGCCTCCAGATGGTCGCACATGGCTTGCATGTGCCAGTTCCATTTGAGCCGCGTGCCCGGCTCGATGACCTTCCACGCCTCCTGAACGAACTCGGCGAACGACTGGCAACGGCGGCGGACGCCATCGGCATCGGCCCGGGCCTCGTCCAGCATCGCGGCCTCTTGCCGGCGCGCGATTTCCTCCCGGTAGAACTTGGTGGAGAGCGCCATCGGCTCCCGGATCAGGGTCGCGCCCTGATCGTCAGTCGTCAGTGCTGCCATCGACAACCTCGTCGGGGTCCAGCCCCTCGGCGAGCGCTGCGAGGCGGCCATATTCCGCAAGCTGTTCGTCGGTCAGGCGAGACAGATCGGGGGCCGGCCCGCCGAACGGCTGGCGCGCCTTGTCGCCGACTTCCACCTTGGTCGTCCAGCCGCCGAGCCGGGCCAGGATGAACTTCTGCGCGTCCAGATCGCCCTTCGCCGTCTCGCTTTCCGCGTTCAAGGCGCGGTTGATCACTTGCGAGCCGACGCTGGCCAGCATTTCGGCGCGGCCGAGTTCCAGATCGTCGGCGAAGTGCCGGCGCAGGGTGTCGCGGCTGACGCCGATCAGGCGGGCGATGTAGTGCTCGCCATGGACCGGGAACGTCTTGGCATAGGTGCGGACCTTGAGCCGCTGCTCCTCGGTGGGGACGAACGGCGGGTTGCCGAACTTCCCCCGGGGCGCGCCCCGGGCATCGTCGTCCCGCGTCTTCTGGTTGTGCGCGGTCAGGGGCTTGTCGGGCGTGGTGGACATGATCGCAATCTATGCGCGCACCGCTCTCCAGTCGAGTCTTACGGGGCGTCCCTGCGATTTCGCCTTATGCGGAATGACGTTGCTGCGGTCGTCGCAGCGCCTATGCTGCCCGGACCCACCACGAGGAGACTCAACGATGAAACATGATGACCCCCGCCTGGCCGGCCGCGTGCTGGAGGGCAAGCTGGTGTTCGCCGTCGTCTGCCTGATCGCCATCGGCATCGGGGTCGGCGTCGTCACCGAGTTCATCTTGCCGGCTTTCGCCCAGATCGACGCCGCGTTCGACGCCTTAGCGAAGAATTAACCTCTCTCCCCCAACACGGTCCCATCAGCCCACCACGGAGACGACCGATGCAGATCACGATTCGCAATACCGACCGCACCGAAGGCCAGAGCTTGCAGGACTATCGCCGCAAGCAGGCCGAGGCGTGGATTGCCCGCAACCAGAAGCAACTCCGCGACCAGTTTTGGGAGCGCAAGCGCCGCGATCACGAGGCGGGCGAGCGGTGGCTTGCCGAGCACGGCCAATGATCGAGGCCATCGCCATCGGCGTGTTCGTGTTCGTCACGCTGGCAGTCGCCGGCTGGCGGGCGCTGGACACGCTGGACCGCAAGGCCCGCGAGGAGATCGCTGATCTGGAGCGCCAGATCAGGCTCGCGAAGATCAAGGGCCGCTACCAAGGCCCCTACGTCAATCGGTGGGGCCGGGAGATCGAATGACCCCGCAAGCCATCGCTGATCTCGCCCTGCGCGAGGACCAGCAACGACGCGCCGCCACGCGGGCCGGGGACGAACCCCGCGCCCGCGCGCATTTATTCGAGCGGGACCGCTTGCTGGAGTTGCTGCGACCGTCGCAGCAATCTATGCCGGCGTCACCACCACCACGGAGACTCACATGACCAAGAAATCAGCCGCCACCCTCCGCGAGGAGCAGGAACTGGCCGCACAGATCGCCAAGGCCCACGCCTTCTCGGCTTTCCTCCTTTTCGGCCCCCGCGACCGCCGCAAGGTGATGATCGAACAGGGCGGGCCGGAAGGCTACGCCGCCGCCGTCAAAGCCGCCGAGGAACTGAACCAGCAGGCCCGGGCCGATGGGTCCACCCGCTCGGCGATCATCTATGCGATCAACCGCCTCGGCTCGTTCGATGTGACGCCCGAGGCGGCGGCACGCGCGGGGCTGATCTGATGGCCCGCGTTCGCCCCACCAACAGCCGCCTCGCCCACGCCAGCGCGCAGGGCATGGCCGATGCCAAGGCGCTTGAGGGCATCATGTCCCGGGCCGTCAATGGCGTCCCCGCCGAGGCTGATCGTCCCATGCTGGTCGCCATCGCCAAGCGCCTGCCCGCGCCCGTCCGCGATCAGGTGCGCGCCGTGCTGGCCGATGTCGGGGAGGCGATCTGATGTGCGCCCCGACGCCCGAGCCGTTGACGATCATCGTCACCGACAGCCTCGTGTGCCCGAACTGCGGCGCGCCCGAGGTCCAGAACCCCGACGCCCCGGTGGGCGAGTGGCGGTTCAATATCCGCGCCCATCGCGTCGTCGATGAGGCCGGCTCTTGGTCCGAATGCCGGGCCTGCGATCAGTGGTTCTGCTCGCCCATCTGATCGCTTGCCTCATCCTCCTCCTCGAATCGGGCCAGTGCGTCGGAAACGTCCACTGGCCCGAGCGCTTCCACGGCCTTGCGCGGATCGCCCTTCACGAAGACAAGCACATTTTGGTGCGTTTTCCCGAGTTTGCGCGTGGACCGGAACTGCTTGGCCGTCCTGATGGGCAGCGACCCCACCGACGTGATCAGGATCGCCTCGTTGTAGAGCGGGGCACCCGCCGCCTCGAACGCAGCAATCGTCTTGCTCACGAAATTGGCGTAGATGCCGCGCTTGTCGCGATAGTCCCCCACCACGAAACAGGCGAACCGATTGTCGGCCAGCCGGGCGACCGCCTTGGCGATGATCTCGGCGTAGATCGCGTCGAACCCGGCCATGTCGAGCGTGCTGATGTCGTCGGGGTCGTCGCTATAGACCTCCAGATCGCCGTAGGGCGGGCACGAGAACACGAAATCGAAGTCGCCGCCGACCGCATCGTCCGCCAGCACCTTGTTGCTGTCCCCGACATGCCAGACCGGCTCGACAGGCGCGAAGGCCGGCTGCGGCTCGATGTCGGCCCCAAGGTTCCAGAACAGCGCGCCCGGGGCGGCGTGTTCCCTGATGAAGCGCCACGCCTTGGCGTCGTAATTGCTGCACGACGGGAAGGGCGGCGGGTCAGTCGCGTCGTCCTCGAACGCCTCCGGGGCCTTCCACAGCTTGGCCTCGCCGACATCGGGCGAGCGGCCGATCTGGACGGCGTGATGGACCGCATCGGGGAAGGCGCGTTGCAGCGCGCGGGTCAGCGTGCCCGAGCCGGCGACACACCAGACCTCGGTCGGGGCCTCGCCTGGCAGGGCCGCGATTTCCTGCGCCATGGCATCGACGAAGATCTCGTCGTCCATGCCGAAGGGGACCAGATAGGCCCCCGTCTCCTCGCAGTGCTTGCGCGCCCGGGACTGGATCACGTTCAGCCGGCCGGCTTTGACCTCGACGATGTTCGCGCCCAGATCGGCGGCGAGTTGCGTCCGGGGATGGCGGTCGGAGCGCGCGGCCACGAAGATAGTCGCCTTCTTGCCAGCGGCCCGGCAGGCCCCGGCGAGCGCGATCTGTGCGAAGCCATAGGCCGGCGTCGCATAGACCAGTTCGTCGGCGTCGATGCTGGCGACAAGGCGGTCCATCGCCCGGCGCTTCGTCCCGCCGAGGACGTGATCATCGCGGACGACCCTGATGCCCTCGATCTCATCGACTGCCAACGCCGGCACTTCCTCGGCAGCGCGGGGAGCCGGCGCGCCAAGCTGTGCGGCGACGGCGGGCCATTGCGCCCGGTTCGCCTCGATCTGTTCGGCGCGCAGATCGACGCCGGTATAGTGCCGGCCGAGCGCGGCGCAGACGATCCCGCGCACCGAGCCGCCAGCGAAGGGGTCCAGCACCCGGCCGCCGACCGGGCTGAACCAGCGGTAGGCCAGTTCACACAGCACCGGGTCGAAGATCGACGTGCCGCTGGACAGTTCGGAGTCGGGCAGCACCCAATGATCGCGCTCGAACTCCTCGGGGGTCAGCTTGCGGCCCACCTTGGCCTCGGCCGCCGTTTTCTGTTCATAGTAGCGGGGGTGGCTGGACAGGGCGTCCATGGTGACGCCGCCCAATCCCTTCTTGCGGCCGGTCACGGCGTTCGTGCCCTCGCCGCGCATGAGATCTTGCCCGAACGTCCGGGCCTTGCCCTTGGCCTCCTCCCGGGCGGCCTGCATGGCGGCGCGCTTCTCCGGGTCCGGCTCCAGCATCGTGTCGGACATGCCGAGCAGGTTCTCGCCGCGCCCGACCTCGGACTTGATGCCGAGCGCCAGCCATGCGCGCTTGCGGTCCATCCACCATCCCTCGCGGGCGTTCAGCACGGTGAAGGGCGGGATCATGAACTCGTTGGCCAGCGATCCGCCGCCTTGCTTCTTGCCGGCCGGTGCCGCCTCGGTCGCGGTGCCGATCTCGCCGATGCCGAGCGCATCGATCGCCTCCATGTCGAAGCCGATTTCCGCGATGTCGAACTCGGCGGCCGACAGTTCATCCAGTTGCGCCATCAGGATCTCGGTGTCCCACCCGGCCTGCAAGGCAAGCTGGTTGTCGGCCAGCGCGTAGGCTTTGCGCTCGTCCTCGGTCCAGCCGGTGCAGTCGATCACCGGGACGGTGCCCTTGGGGATGGCCGTGCCGCCGCGCTCCTTGCCCGGGGCAAGGTAGATCGTGCCGCCCTCGGCGTAGATCGCCCGCGCCGCCATCTGCCGGCCGTGGCCCGCCCTGATCAGATCGTCGGCCAGGACGGGGTTGGTCCAGCCGAACCGCTCGATGCTGGCCACGATCTGGGCGACTTGCGCCTCGCTATGGGTGCGGGCGTTCCGGGGGTCCGGGGTCAGTTCGTCGATCTTGCGGAGCAGCACCTTGGGCGCGGTCATTGGGTCCATCCTTGTTTGCGGGCGAAAGTCTCGATCTGCGTCACCCCTGTGCTGATCGCGTCGGCCAGCGTCCCGTCCACATGGACATTGGCGAAGGCGCGCTGCCCGCCCTCATGGGGGAACAGCATTTCGACGCGGACGCAGGGCCGGCCGTCGGTATGGGTGAAGCGCCGGGCATGAACGACCGGCTCGAAATCGTCGGGGAGATCAGCGACGCCCAACTGGACGACGGGGTGCTGCTGGCCGGCGACGCCGAGCGTCAACTTGGCCCCGGCGTAGAGCAGCGCGGCCTCGCCGTGATCGACCTCCCATGCCGAGCGCATGTAGTGCACGCCGTCGATCAGTTCTCGGCGGACGAAAAGCGCGCCGCAATGGCCAGACTCGGCCTCGTTCCAATCTGGCGGTGCGCCGAGCGGCTTGGGGTCTGCCCCTGCGATGCGGATCGTCCTCATGCCCTGATCATATCCGTCGCCGCCTGCGCGGTCCACGACGCTTATCCATAGCCCGCTTTTGCGCGGCCAGATGGGGCGGGATGGCGTAGCGGACGACCCGCCCGGTATCGACGACCCTCATTTCGAGGACAGCGGGGCAGGGGTGGGCGCGGGACCATGCCTCGCGTTCGGCTGCGCCGGTCAGCGCATCGAGCGCGGCCTGTTCGCGGCGCTGCGCGTCGATCTGGCAGGCGGTGCAGCTATCGCCGGGTCGCCATTTCTGCGTCTGGCGGTGCCCAGCCGGGCAGCGTTTGATAGCGGGCTTCTTCGGTGCCGGGAACAGGGCGTCGAGCGAGCGGGGATGGTGGCGCTTTCGTGGTGGCATCCCCCGCTTGCAGCATGGGGGCAGTCACCCTGTCAATCGGCCTCGTCTCGGTCGATGAACTCGGTCTTGGTCGTGCCAGGCACGCGCACGACGCCGACGAACCGCTCGCGCCGCATCATCTGGTCCCGGAGGCGCGCTGCGGCGATCATCTGGCGGCGGACAGCGAACCAGCGCCAGCCCCACCACAGCGGCGCAGGGGCGATGCTGCTGGCGATCAGGCCAATCTCCCACCACGTCATCGGCCGCACCTGATCGACGTGTCCGTGCCGCCGACGCCGCACTCGCCCTCGGCCTCAAGGTGCATGGGGTCGATGGGAATCAGCAGCGGTTGCCGGGCGACATCGTGCTTGATCGTCGCATAGTGATATTCCGTCACGAACCGCGCTCCGGCCGGGTTGCTGGTCAGATCGGCGGCAAGCGCCTCCATCTCGATCCAGTCGTCGATGCTGTCGGGCCGCTCGCGCTCCTGATAGGACAGGACCGCCAGCCCCTTGAGGAAGCAATAGTCGCAATTGCCCTCGTAGGGCCATAGGCCCAGATCGAACCCTTGCGGCAGCGGGTGGGTCAGCGCCTTCGGGTTGATGTTCTCGCCAAGCCAGAAGCGCCAGATATCCCGTTTGGTGATCCGCGCCCGCAACATTGGCCAGGCCGAGCGCCACCGCTCCTTGCCTTCCTCGTTGCGCTTTTGCTGCTTGGCGATCCGCCGCATTTCATCAGATCGCAGCCCGACGACATTGGTCCATGCGTCGTAGCCGTGGGCCAGCATGAATTGCTTCATGGTGTCGATCTTGAGTTCGGCCGTGCAGAACCGGGAGACGGCGTTCGGGAGGTATCGCTTGCGGCGGATCAGGGCCTTGAACGGCTCACCGCGCCGGCTGGCGCTGTTGTAGCCGACGACATCGAATCGGTCGGCGGCAGGCGTGTCCTTGCCCTCCCGGTCCTTCCACTCCAGCCACCACACCCGGACGCCCCACCGGCTTTCGCACTCATGGACGAAGCGCAGCGTCTCCTCGCGCTCCTTGCCGGTGTTGGCGAACGTGACCCATACCCCGGCCGGCAGAACGCCGCCGTGCGCCCACAAGTGCTGGAACAGCATGAAGGCGCTGGTCCGGCCGCCGCTGAACGAGATCAGGGCGGGTGCCTCCAGCCAATAGGGCGACGACGGGTCCGGGGCCGGCCAGATGATCGAGCCGTCGGCGCGACGCGGCACCGGGAAATCGAGGCCGGGGACAGGCGAGCGCTTCATCGGGCGCACCATACATCGAGCCAGTCCTCGCCGGCCTTGGCCGGGATATGGACGACAATCTCCGGGGCATTGGGCCGCACGGCCTGCCGGTGCGCCAGTTCCCATGCCGCCGCCTGCCCGCCGAACTTGGGGTCGTTGTCGCCGAAGATGACCAGTCGGCGCAGGCCCTTCGGCGGCACGAACTTGGCCAGCATCGACGAGTTGATCGTCGCCCATGTGGGCAGGCGCGACCAGCGTTCGACCGCCAGCGCCGTCTCGATCCCCTCGGCGACCGCCAGCACATCAGCGCACGGCGACAGCCTGATCGCGGAGCCGGGGCGCAGATCGCCGGGCATCAACTTGCGCGGCGAGACGGGCTTGCGCTCAATGTCCCACAGTTCCGCCTTGCGCGGCCCGTCCAGATAGGTCCGGTGGAGCGTGGCCAGTTCGCCGTCCGGCCCACTTACCGCCGCGAGCAACGCCGGACAGGCGGAACGTCCGGGCACATCGGACAGCATGGCGCTCGGATGGAAGCGCAGCGCCGCCGATCTGACCCCGGGCAGGCCACGGTCGGCGAGATAATCGTCGGCCATCGTGCCCGCCAGATCATAGGCCTCGCGCCACGTCCGGTTGACCAGCCAGTCGATTGCCCCCTGCCCCGACGAGCCGGGTGCCGTCTTGATCGCGGTCGGCACGATCTTGCGGACCTCAGCAGCTGCGGTGCGGAAATCCCAGCCGTGGACCGCCATCAACAGCTTTATCCCCGAGCCGGAGCCGCACTGGTTGCAGATGAAGTTCCCGTTCTCTTTCCAGTCGGTGAAGCGGAAGCGGTCCTTGCCGCCGCACATGGGGCACGGCCCATGCTTGCCGGTCAGCGCCTTGGCGGGGATGCCCAGCCGCGACAGGATCGACGGCCAGCGACCGCGCGCCTCCTCCATGATGTCCGGCCGGGGCGGCGACAGGCCCGCCCTTACCATCCCGACACCTTGAGATAGCCCGGCGCGGACGAACAGTTCATCGTGCACCATCCGTCCACGCAATCGGAGCAGGGCTTGAACCCCTCCTCCCGACCCATCTCGGCCAGCACGTCGTCCCGCTCGCGTGTGAGGCTGGCGATCCGCTTCTCGATTCGGGCGCGCTTGAGGACCAGCTTGGCGATGGCCTCGCTCACCACGGCCAGCGCAACTCCATGACCTCGAACCATCGCCAGTGCTCCGGCTCATTGTCGCGGCGGGCGGCCTGATAGGGATTGTGGCTCCAGCGGAACCAGCGACGCCAGCCGCTCAAGCGCCAATCGCGCAGCATCAGGATTTGCAGATGATGGGTGCCAAAGCGCACGTTCAGCCATGTGTTCGACATCAGTGCGTCCCCTTGGGGTCGATCTGATCGGCCAGCCGGATCAGCGACGCGCCGATCTCGCGGGCATAGGGCGCGTCCAGTTGGCACAGATAGCCGTGGCCGTGATCCTCGCCCGGCCGGGCCTCGCGATAGATCAGCAGGGCGATGAT